TTCTTGGTCATCCGTCCAGTCGGGGAACACTTCATTGACCAGCGGCTTTACATCAACAATCTGTTTCTCTGCATCGTTTACTTGCATAATTACCGCAGGGATGGCTGTAAACAGTCCGCGCATCTTCTGTTCAAAGAAGGCTGAGATAGCACTCTCAAATGTCATATCTGTCATGCTTCTTCCTCATCTGCGTCAATACTATCTCCCCATAATTCCATCAACCATTCTCCGCCTCTGGTATCCCCTTTGAAGTTGACAGAGCGAACACGATAGAACGAGTCAAACATCTTATCGTCTGTAACCACTTTAAAAAGGCTGTTGGGGCGTACTTCAGGATTGAGTAATGCTTTGGCACGTATTCCGTACCGTCTAGCCTTAAATCGGCTCACCTTGCGTGGTTTACCATCTTTTGTTGGTTTAAGTGCTTTAGTTGGTGGAAGGAATTGCTCATTCTCTTTATCGAGAGCTTGACCTGTAGATTTACTTACTTCTTCACTATCAATGTACGGGATTTCAAGCAGCCCACTATCCTTGGACAGAACGATTGCTTTTTCCCACTCACCGCCGTTAAGGCTGTATCTGTCAGTGACAATCAACTCCCCGTCAATAATCTTCCATTCAACGGCGTATGTATTAGCAATCTCGTCTAGCACTTGTTTACCATTGCCGTAGGCGGGGTAGCCAAACTGGCATTTAAGTGTTCGCCAGTCTCCTTTAGTGGATTTAGTAAATGCTAGGTCAAGCTGTTTAGCTATTTCTGCAATAACATTCTCAAGATAGATGTCGGCAGGGAAGGAATAATTCACAGGCTTAATGGCAAGATTGGTAAAGTTAGGGGCTAATTCAAACGTTGTAACCCTGTCAGTCCCTTGCCTTGTTGTCCTGATATTGATTACATCGCCGGAGATAATGGTCTTGATATTACCTTGGTATCCAGCAGATAATGTCAATGTTCCGTAACGTGTTCCAATCTTCTTCACTGTTTCGTCAGACAGATTGAATATGGCAATGGTTCCTTTGTTTGTTTTTTCTTTGTTGTCAACATACATCTCAACATCAAACTGGATACGCAACTCGCTTACATAAATCAGTGTACCATTTTCAGGGTTCTTGAATGTGAGGAGATAATCTCTCCCCCACTGAACATTTTCATACTGTACACTCATATTCAGCCCCTTATGTAATATAGGAAAAGACGTAATTATCTGCAATATATTCACGAGTAGATGGTGTATCGGCCACCGATGTTGAGACAGGTGTTAGCAAAAATACCCCCGTCAGCCCCTTACTATACATTTGGGAGGTCTGTATCGGATGACCAACGGCTAGTTTCATCCCTTCCACAACACTTGTACCATCTGCCAATTGCACAGACATGTGGAAATGTTCTGCACGATTATTCCATATCATGGAAATAGAGCAAGCAATATTGTCAACCGACACAGAGTAAGAATGTGCCTTATCATTGAATAGAGGAAGAAGCGTTGTAGTTGTCATTGTGCGGCATTCCTCTTCTGTTTAGCTATTACTTCAGCGTGCAGTGTGGCATTATCTGATTGTGCCATATGGGACTGTTCTTCCCAAAAACTAACCCCCTCCTGCCTACCATTTGGTTTAGTATTTCCATTTGTAGACTTTTTATTGGTGTTAATATTCCCCTTACCGTCCACACCTGCGCCCTGATTTGCAACTGCTTTTACCGTAATCACATCACCAGATGCTTGTGTAACCTTCACCCTAACAACATTCACTTGTTCGATACTGATGTTTGGATAGATTGCATAGCCGCTATCAGGGGACACATCAAAAGAAATATCTGTGAATACACAGTTATCGAACTTATCTACGACAGAATCTTTACCATCAGTGTTGTATCCGAGTATAGTGACGAACTCTTTGTTACGTTGGATAGAGATTAGCTTCTGCTTCACAATATCCATAGACGCCTTAACAGAAATAATCCCTTCGTCATCTGTTCCAGAATAATCTTGAGGGATGGCTACATTAGCTGTAGTTTCTGGTTGCCCTTGTGCGTTGATAATCATGTTTCCATATGCTCTGGGATAATCATACCCCTTTGCTTTCTGATTACCAGCGTCTTTAATCGGGTTCCAGAAGTTGTAATCCGTTACAACCCCTTGGAGTTTTAGCTTTACATTCTCAGTAATAATGTTGTCACTGATTTTAGTTCCATCTTCTACAGGACTACTTGTCACACTTCCTTGGTAGGATTCAGAAAATGATAGGATGCTATCAAACAAGATAACATCATTGTTTTGTGTTTTTATGACGTAAATCATGTTGTACTTGCTCTCCTATCATTCGATTACGAATATATCCCCAACCCACCAACTCTCAACCCTTGACCAATACCAATACCAAACTCTTTAATATCACCACGCTGCAAGGCTTCCTTAGCAGAAGTTGGCATTTCATTGAAGTTAATATTGAAATTCATGCTAGATGGTTTTTCAAGTCCAGCGGGTGTGGAAGGTTTTACTGGCACATCTGGTTTATATAAATCACCAGCACCTGTTACAGTTACATTCTCATGTACCCATCCGGCAGCTTCACCTATTACTGTACCTGTGGCATTCACGGCACGAATAGCATGACCGATACCGGGCGTATTTAGGAAAGCATTTCCAATGTTTCTAAAGGACTGAATTGCACTATACTCAAGGTCAAGCCAGAATGACTGTATGCGAAGTCCAACATTTTCTATACTAATCATTAGGAATGTCAATGCTTCTTCTACATCTGTAACCCAATTACTCTCACCGTTTAGGTATTCATCGATTGATTTAAAGACATAAAGAAAAGCCGTTATTGTTGCCGTCAGTTTTATAGTTGCAGCATGTGCCGACCAAACACCCATTGTCCACCAACGGAGCATTATCATTGAACGATATGCAGCACCACCTGCCAGACCAAGAGATGCTGCCATCATTGTCACTGCTATTGTAAACGCAACAACGGCCTGATTATCCCACATAATCTTAATAAGTTCTGCCAACTTCTTAACAACCCAAGCAACTCCTTTGGCAACAGGTGTCAGCACATCAAGTAGTTTTGAGAGCATCTTGAACAGGCTGGTCAGGGCATCATCCAGCCCGCCTTCCATCATTACTTTGGAAAACTCTCGCATCCGATTGTTAAATCGTTCTTGTGCAGCAGCAGACATCTTCAGTTGCTTTTGGAACTCAGGAGAACCTTGAGCAAAAGCCCCCATAGCCTGCATTGCCTTAACAACTACATCGGTACCGACTTGTCCGTTCTCCATCATCTTGAACAGACCTTGTACATCTGTTCCAGCAGCTTGAGCGAAGTATTGCATTACACCGGCGGCATGTTCACCCAACTGACCTTTCAATTCTTCGGAGCTTACTTTCTGCTTGTTGAACATTTGTTCGATAGCTTTGTTGGCTAGATTGATTTTCTCAGAACTCATTCCTAACAGACGGAAATAGCTTTGTGCGCCTTTGAAACTCTTTTGAAGAACATCAGTTCCAAAGTGGTCTTTACCAGACATAAACATCTTTGAATAGCTTTGACCCATATCAAGGATGGAAATACCTAATTCATCTGCTGTTTCTTTTACAAACTTCAAGTTGCTGTTGAATGTTTGCGTATCACCGGAGATGGCTTTTAGCATGTTCTCCATGACCATCATTTCACGTCCAGTGGCAACCAACTCTTTGAAAGCATATCCACCAGCAACGGCATTGAACAACCCCATACCAGTTGGAAGCATTGGACGAAGCATAGCTGCCATGGGTGATTTGGCAATACCAGATGCCCTTCCCCAATATCCTACATATTGGTTAGACTCGTAGCCATTCCCGCCACCTCTAGGTCTGCCAGCCCCTTCCCTAGCCCCGCCATACCCACCTTGCCCTTCGCTAATAGCACTACGAGGAACTTGGCGGAAACGACTAACACCGGCTGTGGCGGCTTTCAGTCTTTCAAAGTTGGCAGCAAGCAACATGATGGCTTGGGCATATTCTGCTATCTCATTCTTACGCCCGGTAATAGCTTGGTGCAGTTTAAAGATAGAAGATGAAAAGGCATCAGCCCAATGAGTTGAACGTTCTGCTTGCCCGCCGACAGCCACTTGCATGTTATTCAGGTGAGTGATGCTTTTCTCAATTCCATCCATCCATTTCGTAACACCCTTGGTGTCCGTCATTTTCTGGAAGGATTTGAATTGTGCTGTTAATCCAGTAAGCTGGTTCTTGAGTTTCCCTGTCTGAATAGCGGCTTCTTTCAAATCACCTTTTAGACTGGCCATCTCCTTACGGAACTCGGTTAGGCCATCCTTATCTACCTTAAATCCCACAGTAGCAAATAGCTTTGCCAGTTCCATGTACTTTCTCCAGTCATGTTATTATTCTTTTTGGCTTCTACGCCTGCTGTCTTCTCTCAAGGCAGCATTTACATCCATCATTTCCATCATGTCATAAAAGTCGGGTAAGGAGTACACTGTTTGAAGTTCGTGATATGTGCAATACCCTTCTTCAGCAGATAAGAGATTGAGAATACGAACATCAATACTGAACTTATCTTCAATCTCTTTGTACAACCTTTTTGTTCCTGAATCCTGTTCAGCTTCGCTAGTATTTAAGCCCCGTTGCCTAAACCTAGCTTTGAAAAAACATCTGCAAAGTTGAACTTCAGCACTTCCTTAACCAAGTCAAAGATTGCACCATAGCGGCCAGCAAACTCTTGGTCGAAATTGATTGTTGCGGTTCCTTTTGTAACACTGGACAACAGTTCTTTAATAAGGGATACAACATCCACCTTATCAAACTGTTCAATCAAAGTTGTAATAGCTGCTGTCAATACTGCTTCTTGTGCATTCTCATCTTGAGATGCCTTCTGCAATTCCATAAAGGATGGGCCAAGCAGCTTCATCAGCTTAACTTCAATACCAAGTCCCTTCGTAGCGAGAAATTGAGTAATCTTATAATCAACACCATCGATGTGAACGTCTAATTGTTGAATTGCCATGTTATAATGTTTCCTTAATTAGTAGATTAGATCGGTGAGGGACGAGAACTCAAGAGCATTAACAACAAATCCCCATTCAGTATCTACTGTTTCATTTTCTCTTACCAAGTCCGGTGCAGAGAGGATATAACCATGAGATGAGATGTTGGATTCTTGTTTACCTGAGCCATTGTTGCTCACCACTTCAACTCGGAAGAATGAGTTGGTATTTACCTCGGACGAGGCGTATAGACGCTGCAAGACCAGATTGCTTTCGCTTGTCTGCAACAGTTTGACATTTAGTCGAAAAGGACGAGTGAAGTTTCTCACTCTAGCTGAGTAGATTGGGTGTATTCCATCAATCACTTTGAAAGAGTCTCCACCTCTACTTACTTTGATTGATGTAACACCTTCCAGTGTATATCCGCCAATCACTACTTCATTCTTTGAAGGGTCATAAACAACAGAGGACATATTATAAACTCCTCAATGTTCTTACAACTGATTTACTTCCCTCATATGCTGATTGCAACAATGATACAATAGCTAGAGCTTCTGTAATTCCTGTTAAATCTTCCGCATTACCGCCGATGATACATTCAACATCATTGCACATGAACACCCATTCCCGAACAGCTAAGGACTGACCAAACTCCAATTCAGGGAGTTGTTCAATCCAGACATCCTTGGCAAAGAACATAGTTGTCCCGCTATTGTCTTTAATGATGAGAGGAAGGAATTGCATTGCTTTGATGTTTGAACTAAACAATAGTTTTTGAATACCATTAAGTAAGTCATTACTGTCACTAGACTGAGCCAAGAAAATACTAACTTGCCACTTGCTATACTTCTGTTTAGTTATAGATACTGTCCCATCCATTGCCCTTTTACTTGTATAGATTGGGTCAATGCGGTTGATTCTTACAACGTTGCTAGAGTCAAACCCATCAATAGGGACACCAGCAAATGTGATACTAATGTCACTAGGGGAATATGTGTACAATCCTCTTCTCCTTAGATAAGATGGGGAATCCTTTCCCCTTATTATTATTCCCTAGAAACTCTTAGGCTTGCCATTCAGCAGGAACAACACCACCAAGAAGTGTAATCGCTGCAACATCTTCAGCAGAGATGAGCGAGTTACCAGCAATGATGTCATCCATCTGTGTGCAATGGAAAACCCAATCACGGTTGTTCAAGCTGTTCCCGTATTGGCTATTAGGAACAACACCGATATAGGCTTCTTGAGCAAATGCAACAGAACGACCTGAGCCATCTTTGACAGTGAGGGTGAACAGGCCAGAGCTATTCTTGTTAGCCTTGTCATTCATGTGCAACAGCGTCAGAATGTCATTAGATGCGCTACCTTGACCCAAGGAAACAGTAACCTTACCGGAGGTGTTGGCCTTGTAAACACGAGTGGCAATATTATCAACACCAGTAACATGTTCAAAGGTTTCGCTGTCACGTTCAACGTTAATGTGACTATCTTCAGCATAGCCAGCAATAACATGAATTAGGCCAGAACTTTCTTGACTAATTACAACATTAACGTCAGACGGAGAATACGTCGAAGTACGAGTAGATGCCATTTCTTATATCTCCTATTAAGCCGTCACAGTGCCGGAAATGGTGGTGTACATAATCGCACCAGCCAAACGAGCATTGAATGTAATGTTAGGCAGAACGCGAGTGGCACGAACAGCAGACGAAATATTCAAGATGTTAGGGACAGTGACAGTGGGGGCAGGACTGTCAGCCAAGCCACCAACCTGAATCCCCTCAGCCAGAACGCGACGGATTTCAGCTTCCAGAACAGCAGCACCTTTACTGGTGTAACCAATCTTCTTGCTATTAACTTGCTGGAACCAAATACCTTCAGCAATGCGAGCCTTAATCCACTGAACGAAAATGATAACGTCGATCCATTCCCCTACACTTACTTTCCCACCAATCACTACATCACGACCACCGATATTAGCCTCGTAAGTAGAACCGTTCTTACCCTTGATGTAGTTAGCTTCAGAGCTAGTCAGAGCATCTGCAACAATGCCGGAAAGAGTCTTATAGCACCAATGATTAGAACCGGGTTGTTGTGGTGTGAAATAACCAGACCAAGCACATTCAATGAAGTTGGTGTCGGCAGAGCCATTCCAGATATAGAAAGTGTTGTCGTAATTAAGTGCCTTCACTTGGCTGAAAATATCAGACGTAGAAGAAGTTTTAACTGCACTAGCTTGGCTAGAGAATACATACACTTTATCAAGCGTTTCAACAACAGCGGCAATAGCCAGCACATCAGCATCCAGATGACTATCCGCAGACAGCACAAACCACGTATCATTCAGGTTACGAACAGCAGTGATGGCGTCAGCCCAAGTCTCAGTTACAGTATCATTAGCCATAGACAGGTTGGATGACAATGTTTTGATTGCATAGCCGGTGCCAGCAACAGTGGGTGCAATAGTCAGTGTGGTTGTACCGCCAACAGTAAGACCAGTAACGCCAGCAGACGTAATAGCAGCCTTCAAGCCCGTCACAATCTCGGCAGCAGTTGCGGAGCCATCAGCCGTAAACGTAATAGCTGCCCCTTCCAAGGTAAAGGAATAAGTGGCGCTATTAACTACAGTCGGAGTGATTGTTACACCCGGAACTTGACGACGACCAACAACCAGAGTTTGTAGCCCTTGATCTTGAGCAAAATACTTCTGAGCGGCAATGTAGACATTGGACGTAGAAGCAAAATCAGCAGCCACTTCAGTTACACTGTTATATTCTTTAGCACGTTCAGAGAACGCAACATGAGAGGCAATGAAGCAAGGGATTGCAAACGAAGCCCGCTGAACTGTAGCAGTTTCACGGCTTACCGTGATGTTAATCAAATCTTTTAGAACAGTCATGTTCTTTTAATCTCCTAATAGGTAAATGTTACAGGCAACGTACCGTCTACATTATTGGCTTCAGTTAATGTTCCGTTAATCTCCCCATGGTCAATTGTCTGGAACGTAACAGACAGATGCTTGTCGTAAGCCAGCGACAAATCAATCGTTGATACTGAATATATGTCTGTTTCTCTTTTTTGTTGTGAACGCCTGTTAGGACTTACACGTAATACACTCATTCCATTATCAGCAAACAACGCTCTATAATAAATGCTCTGCATCTTCAAATGAAAATCTTCAGCATAGTTAGCAGCGTTTGTATCGCTACCACCTGATTGTTTATCCTTACCAACAAATACAAACCGTACAAGAGCCTCATACGGCTGGCACATAGTTGTTATTCTTGTTGTACTATTCACTGTAGCACTTTCACTAGACATTCCAACTGGTGTTTCAGATACAACAAAGATATGGCAATAAGGGGTGGCGGGTTCAACACCGTTCTGCATATCTTGTATTGGTCTTATAACACTGACGACTGATTTGAAAGCTGTTACACAACTATCTTCAATTGAGGTGAATGTACTGTTTGTTATCTTAGCCATTAAGCCACCTCTTTACGGACAGCTAGGCATTGATAAGAATCAAGGACACCAAGATTGTACAGGTTCACTTCACGAATCTCGTAGACATCATTATTCCATGTCACTTCATCACCTTTCAGTAATGCACTCCCTTCTTTTGATGTACGAAGCGATTGACTAATACCATCAGTGATGATGAAGATTGAATACTTACTTCTATCCCCTTCAGGGAGAAGTTTAGTCATCTTGCCAGCAGCATTGGGTTGGATGTTACATTTGATTGTGAATGTTGTTGGAGAGCCATCAGACCAGCGTCCATAATCGTCATAGCTTCCAGCACGTCTTGTAAAAGTGTATGTAGCTTTACCAACACTTAGGAATAAAGGTGTTGTCATTTAATATCCACCTCCTTCTTTCGTTGTCCGTAGGCATTCCTATTCACTATACGGGCTGTAATGTTATCGTACATAAAGCTGGTATCGTGCAGGATGCGAGTTTCTGGTTTTTTCTGTTCTTTTGTGATTGGATGGTTTTCTACGAAGTTCTGTTCTTCAATAGTTTCTTTAACGCTGTCCTTCAGCCACTCACCCATTTCCACCATATGCTTCTCTTGTTTACTATTAAAAGTATTCAAGAAGATAGATGGTGCTGCACTTCTCACAAACCATTTTGCCTTTTCTAGTGACTGTACAAAGAATGGACGAGGAGGGGAATATGCTCCGTTGGGTAAATGAAACCCTGTCTCGTTCATCCAAGCCACGTTTGCAACAGACTGTCCACCCCTTCCGCGAGGGTCATCGGGCGGGTAGGTAGCACCGTTGATAAACCCGTATTCAATCTCTTTCTGATTCAAATCTTGCAAGCGTTTCCACAAAGCATCCAAACCAGAATAGTCCATCTTCACTTCATATCCTAGTGCTTTGCTTTTGGACATGATTAAAACCCTGACGTACTGTCTACCCAGATTTCTTTATTGAAATAATCAGGTGTTCCACTATCTGTAGTTACACCGCGATAAATCTTTGGCGATAG